CCTAATGAAGGACCACTGAATAATCCCATTCTTCATAACCAGGTTGTACGTAACGGATCTGGTTAAGAGCATAATATTGAAACTTCAAGGGAAGTAACTCGTTTAATGTGGGTACATTCCAAATTTCCTGTGTCGGGGTGCATTGTTCTTCACAATCATACTGGACGGAAATAGGCATATTCCAAGTACGTTCAACGTAAAGGCGATCGCTCATGTTGATGTCAGGAGGGGGTAAAGTGAGTTTACCAGCATCGTGAGCATGGATCAAATTGGCAGCGAGCCACGGGTCGAACAACTCAGAAAGTTTTGTTTTTATTTTATTGAAAGAAAGCTTGTGGTGTTTGATAATCTCATAACAAATTGGGTAAATGACCGGACATTGGGGGAAAGTGTAGGCATATGAGTAGGCTTTTGCAACCGTCAACATGTCTAAAACGGCACTGGATGAGCCATGGTACTTACCATTGGCCCAACCAAATTTTAATATGAACTTAGAAATGTCTGTCGTCAAGGTTCTAGTTTCAGGGTTGAAAACCTGTCCGCAGAATGAAGCTTTGTCTACAGAGTCGAAATGTTCAATCTTAACGACAAAACCCATCCTCGTGTACCAGTGGGAGGAAACAGAACCATGGATGCACCAATGCAAGCCATCATCTCCTTCAACCAACAGTTTCCATGTGCGGTTTCGTTCCAAGAAAAACTCAGTAATTGTGTGTGTGTCTTGATAGAATTCTTTATAGTAACAATAAGCGGTACACACTATGTTGATTAGCGCATTGAAACATGCTGTGGTGAATTCTCCACTCATACGGGCGGTGGGTAAACTGAATGCAACACCGGCAGTTTTGTTTTGGCACCAGTTGCGATACGTCAATGTTTTCATTATGTACCTGAGTAACAAAGGGTCGATTGAGCCATCTAATAGTCTGTGGAGGATACGCATCTCAACTCGATTCATGAGTTCTTCACGGATGGAATTTTCCTGTCCAGTGAAATCAGTCGTTGTTACACCAAAGATATCAAACAACATAAGGATCTTGTCCACTTTCTCTGTTGAGGTCATGTTTTTCACTAAAAACGGGTCAAGCTTAGCGTAAACAAACTCATCTATAGCATGGAAGATATGTCCTGTAATGGATTTGAACAAGTCGCAGCGTGGGTTAATCAACCGCGGTTTCTTCTCGTCTGGGTAAGCCTCCAATTTGATGAATGTGTCAACAATAGTTGCATTCACCAAATCATCGGTGGTTCCCGTCTCGAGGAAGTCAGCTCTCAACTTACTAAGGTAATCTTTCCTTGTTTGTGGGTAATCTCTAGTCTTAATGTAGTCTGCATACTCCGGTATTTCAATAGGTCCATTCAGAGAGTAAAAATCCATAAATTCATCAACAAATGTATCAAAGTCCGGGTCAACATTAAATTGATTCACTTGAGCTGAGAGGCGAGTGAAGCCAGCCATTATGAAATTAGTGGAGTTCCTGGTGTCTGGGTACCAATAGGTATGAGATAAATAGCAGTTGTTAAGCATGGTCATAGTAATATGACGTTGCTTAAGGGTTGAATCCTGAAATGATTTCAGGAGACACAAGTGAGCACGCGGATTGCGTCTCGGTAAGGGCACATTCTTAGATGCTATGCTCCCCAATATTGCCCAACGCGGCGGGGTACTGCGTTGGGCTATTGAAAAAGCGAGGCGCTG